ATGCAAACGATTTTACCGAGATCGAGGGTGTGGACGTTTCCGATTCTGAGATCCGCGCCGCGCTTAGTGCATCATCCGGTGTTAATTTCAACGCATCCACCGGCGAATTTACGGCCGATCAAACTGAGATCCGCGGATTTTTTGCGGCCGGTACTGGATTGGCATACGATAATGCCAACGGTTCATTTTCACTTGATACGGATACGGACGGAATTTCCGAGGGATCCGTAAATCTCTACCATACCGCCGCCCGCGTACGATCTAGTATTAGCGTATCCGGCGATGGTATCGATTACGATAGTGCAACCGGTGTTATTGATTTGGCCGTTGATACCGATCACGTTACCGAGCAAGCCGGCGCCGTAAACCTATGGTACACCGATGCACGCGCACGCGGCGCAATCAGTGTTACCGGATCGGGCCTTAGTTACACATCCGGTACCGGTGTATTGGAATTGGTAGCCGATACAAGCATGATCACAGAAAGCGGTAACCTGTATTACACGGATGCCAGATCACGCGGTGCCGTATCGGTTGCAAGTGTTGGCGGCCCCGATGTACAATTGTTGCAATACAACAGTACCACCGGTGTATTTAGTGTTCAATTAAGTGATGTATTTGATGAATTTGTAGCCGGCCAAGGTTTATCGTATTCCAATGGCGAATATGCATTGGATGCAAACACTGATGATATTGTTGAGGCCGACGGCGCAACAAATCAATTCTTTACCCAGGCAAGATCACGCGGTGCAATTAGTGCCGATCCGGCCGCGGGTAACTTGGCACAATACGATGATGCAACCGGTGAAATTTTGGTGGATATTGCCGATTTCCGTACCGAGTTTGCACCGCAATCGTTGACCGCAAACACATTTGCAACGTTGAACCACGGGTTGGGCAAAAAGATCGTACATGTTAGTGCGTATGATTCTAGCGGCAATCTAATCCAATTGGATGTGCAATTAGTGGATGCGAACAATTGCAAGGTAAAAAGCGTTGTAAACGTTTCCAATGCTGAGATCGTTGTATCGTTGTAATCTGATTTCCCTAAATTCTCTCAAAAAAAACAATTTGCCTCGGTTGTTTTCCCCCTTTCTACAAGGGGGTTTTTTTGTGGTTGCAAACGGGGTTTTATTGGTTTATAATTTGTGTGGGTAGGGTCGCGCCCGCAACAGCAGTAAAACCCATTACACACACAAACACACATTACACACACACCATTGGGGTTTACCATGGCAAATATTACAAATCATTCATTGGTTGGCGATCTACGTTTGCAACAGATGATTAGCCAAGAATTAAAATTACTTATTACCGATGCGCGCAACCTGAGAAATACGCCATTTCTCGATTTTGTCGGATCTATCAACGGAATGGGATCGGATACAATCCGAGTACGTAAAGCCGGTTTGGATGGTTATGATTCATTTCAAGCATTTACAGGTAGTGCCGGATCTTTCCAAGAAGATACAGCCGTATCCGAAACAAGTTTAACCGATGGCCATGCCGATATCGTTGTAAAACGCCAAGCGTTGATGTACAAAATTACCGATCTTGCATCTATGACCGGAATGGGCCAAGATATCGATCCATTCAGAATTGCGGAATCAATTAGCAAATCATACGAATTGTTATTTGCTGAATTAACCGCATCCAGTGTTGCCGGTTTTACTGCATCGGTATCCAATGCGGGCGCGTTGACAATTGAAGATTTTATTCAAGCATTTCAAACGTTGGAATTGGCATCATCGGGTAAAGGTGCGCCGGGGCCATACGTTGCGTTGTTGCATCCTGAGCAATGGCAAGATTTGCAAAACGATATTCGTGGCGAACAAAACAACGCATTGGCGTTTGCACCCGCATCATTTGAGGCGTTGAGCGCAAAAGGGCCGGGCTATAAAGGATCGTATTTGGGTGTTGACGTTTATACATCATCACATATTACAGAAAGTGCCGGTTTGCACGTTGGGGCCATGTGGGCGCCGGGTGCATTGGGATTTGCTACAGGTAAACCAGCCGCGTTGGCAGGAGCCGCCCAATCGATGGATATGGGTGACGTATTGATCGAAATGGAACGTGATGCAACACGCGCGTTAACATCGATTGTTGGGCATTGTTACCTTGGTATGGGTATCGTTGATGCTGATCGCGGTGTTAAACTCAGTTCGATCAACGATTAACATTTTGTTGTTCTAACATTGGTTAGATTGGTTGTTTGATGTACGGGGTTACGGCCCCGTGCATTTTTCAACCCACAACACACAAACAACCACACAAAACACATTGAGGCAAAACACAATGAATTACACAACACAGGCCCAACCGTGGGCGCCACAAAACCCACACAACGCACAATTGGTATTACCCACTCGCGCAAACCATCCAATGTTCGCGAAATGGTGGCCGGCCAATTGGATTTGGCAAGAATTCCAAATAACCGAGGTTGTACCCGGTAAAGGCAATGCCAAGGATAAAGAGATCCAAACAACCGTGGGTGTGTTTGTGCCAAATATCGAATTCGAACAGATCCGCCCCGGCGTTAACGGTGTGCGCCAAATACGCGGTGAATTGGGTGATGTATCCAACCGCATCGGCCAATTGCAACGTGAGGGGTGGATCTATCTAGATCCAAAACGGCATGATTATGTGCGTATGTATGATGCACGCGGCGGCAAATATTACACCGATCGTTTTACCGATGTACGTGTATTGGCAAACCGAGTAATTAAAACATTCGATCGCAATGCGTTTAACCAATGGGCGTTGCAATTGTTGGTTGCGGGTGAATTGGGCGTGGTTGAACCTGAATTTTGGAAACTGTTCGTAACTGATTACCGCAAACGCCCCGATCGATTGATTCGCCAACAACACATACCCGAAATTGCCAATAAATTGCACGCGTTGCAAACGCAAATCGATGCAATGGATGCATTTATCGAATCATACGCCCAACACGGGTTAAACGTTTATAACCGGATATTAACGCCATGAGTACAACACCATTTGCCCCGCAAATCAAAATACCCGAATTGTTAGAAAAGGGTAAAGCGCAAACAAGCGAATTACCGATTTATCGCGATGGGCAATTGGTGGCCCCAACCGAGGTACGTTACACGTTGTACGATCCAACCAATAAAAAATTGGTTGATAATGCCGTGGCAACGTACCCCGGCAACATCCCACAATACACACATGCCACCGGATTGTTAAACGATTCACAATTGGGCGAGGGGTATTTACAGGAATGGGCGGTAACCATTGGTGGCCGCGTGTACACATTTCGACGTATGGCGGCCGTTGTATTGCGGCGTTTGTATCCCGTGGTATCTGATGCCGATTTAACGGCCACGTATTCACAATTGGCCGATTTGCGGCCATCATCGTTAACCAGTTACCAAACGTACATCGATGAGGCGTGGTACACGTTAATGCAACGGTTGCGTACCGAGGGTGGCGGCCTAGAGTATTTGGTAATGAGTGCCGAGGCATTCAGGGGTGCGCACCAAAATTTGGCATTGTATTATGTATTTCGTGATTTCCATAGTTCATTGGGCCAATCGAATGGGCGGTATTTGGATTTGGCAAACGAACATTACCGCCAATACAATAACGAGTGGAAACAAATAAATTTTGTGTACGACCACAACCACACCGGATCGGCCGATAATCCAGATCAACGCCAAAACAAACAACCGGTTATTTATCTCAGTAATCCGGGGCGTTTGGGTAACTACCGTTGGCGGCGTCGATGAGTGTAACATTTAGCGATTTACGGGCGGCGGTGGCATCCAATGTTGCAAACGTTGGTGGCATGCAATTGGCCAAAATGGCACCCGAATATTTTTTGCGCCAACAAAACACGATTGCCCACAAATCGTACACGGTGGCCGTAACCCAATCTAATGCCACGCCCGAACGGCAACGGCGCGCCGTGGGTGTGTACGTGCAAACCAATGTGGTTGTAACGTTTGCCCATCGTTTGCGCCCGTTGGATGTGTACCCAACGGATTACGACGCGGCGTTGGATCTTGAACGGGATGTAATCAACAATGTGTTGCAAACATATAGTGCCAACAATGCGTTTACAATCCGTTATAATAGCAGTGTACGAACCGTTGGCGATTCACAAGAATACATAACCGTGGCGTTAACATTTACGGCATTACACACCATAACCCAATAAACCCACACACACAGGTATTAACATGGCATACTCAACAGTACCCAAAACAAAACGCGATGGAAAGATCGAATTAAAGGATGGTACATCGGTAACACCGATCGTACTTGAAATTGCATACGAGGATGGCAATTTCTCAGTTAGCCAACCCCAACAATTTAGCGAATTGGTAATCATGGATCGCGGTAATTTTGCGGCGGTTCGAAAACAGGATGAACAAACGATCACGGGTTCTTTTTCGTTTCATTTCCGCCAATTTACCGATGCGGTAAACGTTGGATCGGTTCGTGATTTTATCAACCAAAACGGTGCATATTCCGGCAACGTATCCACCGGTACAAGTGGCGTGCCATACGTTGAACATTACACAATTGATATTGTTTACACGGCCGAGGGTACCGATTTTGGTGATGATCAGGATACATCGATCACATTATCCAAATGCGTTTGTTCGTTGGATTTTGCCGAGGGCGATCCAAGTGCATTTACATTAAACTTTACATGTTACGGCGGTGCAATCGTTGCATAAACCAACAACCACGGGGCGTATTATTATGTTGGATTTATCGAAATTAGGGCAACACCAATTGGTTGTGCCGGAATCAATGGCCACGTGTTGGGATTTTATTGCCATTTGGAGCAACGATCCCAACCGGGCGCAATTGGCGCGATTGTGTGCCGGTGCAATTGGTGTATGCGTTGACCATGCCAAGGTGTTGCCGGCATATCGTGTTGCCGATGGCGATCCGATTGCATACGGCCATGCGATTATGGATCGGTTAATGGCCAATGGTGTAACACCGGGTGCCATTTACGAATTGGGTGTACAATGTATTGTGGAAATGACCCGCAAAATTCCAACCCAACAACAGGTTGAAGAAACGGCAAATTTTACGCATCCACCCGAGGCCAATTAGATTTATTGGCTTTACGGGTGGCACGCCATTGGGGCCGCGGCCCGAATTGGTTTTACACATTGGATGCCCAAACCCGTGTTAACGTATTGGCCGAATATCGATTACACAATAGTACGCCCGAACAAATCCAAACCCGCCAAAATGAAATAAAACGGGTACAATTGGATAATATGATTCAACGCCAACGGGGGTATGATGGGCCAAACAATAAAACAGGGTAAAGCAAGCGCAACATTTTCCCAGGACATTGATCAATTGTTTACGGGTTTGTTGGATACCGTTGCACCCAACGCACGGTTGATTATGGATAGTTCATTAAAAACCATCGAAACCGAGGCCGTGCAATCATGGCCGCGCCGCAAACCAAAATTA